CCCTACTTCAGGTCAAACTTACTATGTTGAGAAAAAATCGGATGGCTCTTACACAGAAACGACTCAGTGGGAAAAACCAGCAGATAACCAGATGTGTGCCACAGCGGCAGTTGATGCTAATGAACAACATAAAGAACAAGAAAAGGCATGGGATGCTAGTCAAACAAAAGGTTCGTGTAGGGAACTTGTTATAGCAAAAGGAACTAAATATTGGATTAATCCAGAAAGTAATAGTATAAGTTTTGAACCAATTGATGGCGTTGAACCTATAACTGCGGAAGAAAAAATAGATTATTATTACAATAATAGTGGTAAAGCAACTTTTGACCCAAATGATGGTACATGTAATGAATTGCAAGCCGATTCTAAAACAACTGATACAACAGGTCGTAAAAATTTTATTGAAATGTTTTTGTCTACACATTTTTCAAAAATGCAAGAATTAGATTCAAAATTAGAAGAAACTAAAAAAGTTATACCATGGTTAGCAATTCAAAAATTTTAATTAGATTTTTATTTAAATATTTACGTTTAATAAATATTTAAAATACATTATATTACATATAATAATGGGAAATTTGTGTTTAAGAAGTTATAGTAAAGAAGTTTTATTAGAAAAATATTGTAAAAAATGTTGTGATAAATTTATAGTAAAAAGTGGGGGATATTCACAAAGACGTTCGTGTAGATATCATTATTTTGTTAATGGTAATTGTATACATTGTCATCAAGAAAAAGGTAAAACAAAAGGAAATTGTTACCATGCTAGGTGGTTATAAAGTTAATTCACATTTTGTACAATATTTTATCATTTCTGTATGATAATCACCATTTTTCATAGAATCTATATAATCTATCTCAATATCGTGTTGACAATTTGTTTTAATATATTCAATTACGGGTTTTAAATGTTTTTCACATTCTTGTATTTTGTTTTGTTCTTTATTTTCTTTTTTTAAATTAGCAATATTATTCACCATCATATTTTTATATTTAATTAAAAATTCTAATCGTCTAGAACTATGAATCATAGTATAATAGATTGTCAATTGTTTAAATCTTATGTAAAACTATTTTAAGTTATTAATTTTAATATACTTATATGCGTATTAAAATTATTTTGACATTAATTTATTTGTTTATAAATGGTATTATGGGATTTAATAAACCTCGACTTTATACAAGAATACCACAATTTATGGTTGATAATAGAATAAAATATTTTTTAAATGATAACAGAATTACAAATTGCTTTGAATTTAGAGAAAGTCCGACAAATTTACTTTTGAAGTGTTGGAGAGAAAACCAATTAGTTAATGTAGATATAAGTATTGATAAAGAATATCAAAGAAGATTCATTCATGATTCTATTAGTATATAATTTTTTATTATCAATATATATAAATGTTTTGCAGAAAAACGAAAAACAGAGTATGTACTAGTCATAATCCTCAAATGGTTTTATTTAAAACTAATATTGGTATTACTCAGCCTAAACATGCATGTAGACGACCATTACGTAGCCGTTTTCATAATGGAGTAAAAACACAGTTGGCCAATTTTCACATGACTACTAATATTATACCCGCGTATAATACAACTTTAGATAAATTCTATAATAGTGATGGTTATGGCCAACCAAATTCATCAAATAGAAAACAAAAAACTTTTAATACTGATAAATTAGAAAAAAATGACACAACCACAAAATCTATGGTAACAGTAGAAGAAAATCCTTTAAATACTGCTAGAAGTCAAAGATATAATAATGGTTTTATGGTTAAATCTCAAGCAAATGTTGAGGCAAAGGTAGGTTCTATGGATAGATTACATAGATTAAAAGCAGTTAATATTAAGAAATACGCTAATAATTCGCCACTTTATCTTTTATAAACATTACATGGTTTTTAATTTTATTAAAAATAGGAAAAATACCTATTGAAAATAAAAGCATTAATGCTGCACTAAAAATCATTTGTTTTTTTACTTTAGTTAATGAAACATTCATATACGGATTAAAATAAAATATAAGCAATAAACACACATATACTTGATAATAAAAAGAAAAGTTTTCAAAATATAAATCGGCATTTGAATAATTAATTAATGTTAATGTATAAAATCCGTACCATGCAAATGTTAAAATTATAAATATATAATCAAGATAATTCATTATATATTTTATAAAGATTTTTTAGAAATTTTAATTTCTTTATATCCCATACCACCACAATTTTTACAATAATCATATACACCTAATCTAGGTATATTTTCACATTTATAACATCTTTTATTTTCATTACAAGTAAAACAATATTTTTTTTTTTGTGATTTTACAAAACCAGTTCCTAAACATTTTTTACATGATACTTGTTTTGTTTTTTGTTTCAAACAATCTGAATTCATTATTTTAAAATAATGTTATATTTTATTTTTTACAAATTATTTGTATTTTGTGTTGATTTATATACATCTAATACACGTGCAGATGCATCTGTTGCTTCTACAAATTTAGGCATCCAAAAATATGGAATAAGTGTCTGACAACTAGCAGATTTATAATATTTACTAAACACTTCTCTATAATAAAGTTGCTCTAATGTTTTTGGTTTATTGAATCTATATGGATTCATATTATCTAAAACATTTGTTTTTACACGTTCACTTATGTGTCCGTAATGTGTGGTTTCAATATGACTTTGTATAATTTCATACCATGATTTAGTTTGCTTGCTAACACCATCACTAAATGCTTCCTTTGTTCTCCATAAAACTTCTTTGGGTAACAAATTATCCCCATATAATTCAGTGGCTTTTCTCATAATATACTTTTCACACTGATTATTTTGTTTATGATGACGCAAATCAGGATGTATAGATAAATAATTGGCCACAAATTGTCGATCCAAAAATGGCGTTCTCGCTTCTAATCCATGTGAAGATATACTTCTATCTGAACGTAACACATCATAATAATGAATATCTTCCAATAATCGTACACATTCTTTATCAAACTCTAATGCATTAGGAGCCATATAAAAATATAAATATCCTCCCATAACTTCATCAGAACCATCTCCATTAAAAATAACCTTTGCCTCAGAATTTTCTCTTATATATTTACTAATTAACCAATTTCCAGCACTAGCCCTTACAGTAGTTGTATCATAACTTTCAATAGTTTTTATAACTTCTGGTATACACCCTAAAAACTCTTCTTCAGTTACAACAATTGAATGATGTATAGAACCAATATGGTCTGCTACAATTTGAGCATATTTTAAATCTTCGCTGCCTTCCATACCTATACTCCATGTATGCAAATCTCCTTTATAATGGCGTTTTACAAGTGCTGCAATTAAACTGCTATCTAATCCTCCTGATAGCAAACATGCTACTTCTCTTTCTGTATTTTCAACTCTTTTAATAACTGCCATTTCTAAATTATAATAAACACTTTTTAAAACATCATCATAACTTTGAGGTTGAGTTATATTACAAAAATGTTGTATTTGATTAACTCTTTTTGTCGATTCTAATACAATTCCATTTCCATTATTAACAGTAAATGTTAGTAAACTTCCAGGCTTAACTTGTTCTATATTATTTGTAAACTCATCAAATCCACATACAGATTTTAATTCGCTTGCTAATGCATAACTAATACAACTTTCTTTTTCATTATACTGTTGAAATGTGTTTAAAAAAAGTGGTCTAACACCAAACAAATCTCTTGCCGCAAAAATTTTATTTTTATCTAAGTCTACCAATACAAATGCAAAAACTCCATCCAAAATTTTCATAGTATATTCGATTCCGAATTTTTCATAACAATGTAAAATAACTTCACAATCTGAACCACTTTTAGGTGTGACATTTAAATATTTATATAATTGTTTATGGTTATAAATCTCTCCATTACACATCAACCATTTATTATTAATATGAAAAGGTTGTTCAGCATTTTCATCATTGTATCCATTAATTGCTAACCGATGAAATCCTAACCATATATCGTGAGTGGAAATATGTTTTAAAGTACTACTTTCTGGTCCACGATTTTGTCCTTCTAAAAAATACATTTTAATAATTTCAGGACTGTATTTTATATTGTTCAATAGTGAAAAAATACCACACATATAGAGTAATTTAGGAATTTTCTTTTAACTTATTTTTGTTTAGACTATAAAGTTTATTTTCGTTAGGCTATATATATGGGAACAAATCTTCATGATGTTTATTATTGCCAAATCGATAGAGTAAATGAATTAAGTGATAGAATGTCTAATAGAAATATACCTAGTCATCAGATGGCTCAAAATTATTTTGGAAGACCTGTAGATACATATGCTACAGTTTTCCCTATGTTAGATAATCATAATCCTTCATCTGTTCAGAATACGCGATTTCCTATTTACGATCAACATAAGCAATTTAACCCAGGTCAATCCGCACCTTTTAGCGGATTTTCAAAAAATGTTGATGTTGAAACTGTTTTAAGAAATACAGTTCATCCTTTACAAAAAGCACCGCAAAGTAAATATATTCCGGGTACAAAGAGCGATATGTTTCATAATAGTTATTTAACACAAACAAATAATAAAGTTCAAATAAAAAACAATTTGCTTTTTCAAAAACAAAATTTCTCTCCATTTAATCCTAACAGATGTGGTTTAGGATATAAACTTTTTAATAATCATACACGGGCTCAAACTAAAGATTTACCGTTTTTAGAAGAACAAACGCGTAAAAAAACTAATAAAAAAAAAGAAACTAAAGAATAATATGGACTCTAAAGATAAAATAGATTTATTATATTTAACTAATCAAAATTTTATAGATAAATATAATACTAAACAAAATATTGTAAACGAAAGTAATCTAGATGAAATACAATTTTATAGAAAAAGAATACTCCATACTACAAAAGAGTTATTAAGAAATAATTCAGTAAATATATGTGTAGATAATTCATTCAATAGTTATTGTAATGAATTAATAAAATACTATAAATTTCAAGATAAAAAAGATATGATACAAGAAGAATACAAAAATCTTAAAGAAAAAGAGAAAAGACCACTAACAGTTGATTTTAAATTAAGTGAAAAAAATCAAATAATGGCTCGAGAAACAAAAAAACATATTAAAACTATAAAAGATTGTATACCTTTAGTCATTAAAAATACAAAGAAAAAAAAAGTTAAATATCCTAAAAAAAAAGATATTAATATAAAAGACCCAAAATTTAGAATAAAAGGTTTGGAAAAAGAAAAATCTAAACAATTTATATGCCCAAAAGAAAAACATATAAAAGAAAGAAATCTAGAAAAAGAAAGACCTATAAAAAAAGACACAATAAAACCAAAAAACAAAAAACTAGATATCGTAAACCAAATTCTAAACCAAAATATAAAGTAGAAAAATGTGCACCTAAAAATAAAAAAGATATTCTAGGTTTTACATGTTACACACCTGCAAGTTTACATAAAATAAAAAAAATATGGAATACAAAACATCCTGATATGAAAATTGTAAGTAATAACCCTAAAACAATATGGGAAAATTTACGTTATGTTTTTAAAAACACGTGTAAAAAAGAAAGTTGTTGGCTACGTCATAAAGTTTTAAGTGAAGATATTTCTATGGATGTAAAAAAAAATACCTTTGCACCAAGGGCTCCAGAAGAATGGAAAAAAAAACCTGATGAATGGTTATCTAGTATAGAAATTATGGAAGTTATGAAACAATATGAAAATACATATAAATGCTTTGAATTTATAGGTCCATCACCTATTGATTATGACCAACATCTTTCATATGGAGAATGTGTTTGGGAAGAATTATGTAAATTTAGTTTAAAAGAAAATATCGATAAAAAAAAATATAAAGTAGGTGTTATTTTTAATTTAGATAAACATGACAAAGATGGCTCTCATTGGGTTGCACTTTTTATTAATATTAAAAAGAAAAACATATATTATTTGGACAGTTATGGAGAGAAAATTCCTAAGCAAATTAATAAATTTGCTAATAAAGTAAAAAAACAAGCAAATGCATTAAATATTGGACCCTTTGAATTACATATTAGTAAAAGACGTCATCAATTTAGCGATAGTGAATGTGGTATGTATAGTTTATATTTTATTATTCAAATGCTTAAAACAGATAATTTTAAAAAATTTACAGAAAAACGAATAAAAGATAATTATATGAAAAAATTACGAAAAATGTATTTTAACCACTAATAAATATTAATTAGTATATTAAATAATAATTGTACAAATATTATTATTTAAAAATTAAACACTAAAATAACTATTGATGTCAGTAAACACTAATTCAAATAAAGAACTACTTTATGAACTTTTACAAAGTGTTATAACAGAAAATAATTTTAACATTAATGTTCAAACACTTGTATCTTTAATAGATAATCAATGTAGTGAATATGAATTAAAAAAACAAAATTTTAACGGTTTATCCGAAATAAATAAAATTATATTAGACAATTGTTATAAATTTTTTCTTGAAAATCAATTAAAACATGTTTCAAATATATCTGAAGTTAATGATAACGACTTATTTAAAAAAAAAAAAAATACTTTTGATGATAAATTAAAAACAATAAAAAATGATTTTGATAATATGATTAAATTAAAACAACCAGATGAAATAAAATTTGAAGATGAAGAAGAACCAGAAATGCCCCCTGAAAATCTAGAAACTATAATGAATCAAACATTAGCAGATAGAGAAAAAGAATTGCAAATGATTACACAAAAATATTCAAATGAAAATAAAAAACAAGCAGAAAACTGGATAAATAAAAATAAAAGTCCTGAAGAAATTAAAAATAGTAATGAAAATATTAATATTAAAATTATTGAGTCTGAAAAAAAAAAGAAAAAGGTTAGTTTTGAAATACCAATGGAACCTTTTGATGTTTTTAATAAATTAAAAAAAAAAGAACCCCAAAATAAATCAACTAATAAACAGTTAAATAAAGAAATTATAGATAAATCCGATATTATTATAGAAAATCAAAAACTAATATTAAAAAATCAAAAAATAATATTAGATTTATTAAATAAGTTAAGTATTAATAAACAAACTAGTGATGAATCAAATAATGAAGATTAAAAATCTGGATGCCCAACCTTTAAATATCTTATTTTTTTAGGATTTTTAGGATTTGGCTCTGTTCTTCCTACTAATATTGGATTTATACCAGTTTTTTTAGATGCCATATAACTATCTAAATCATAAATTTCTCCAACCATTGTATTAGTTTTATTAGTTCGTTTAATAACATGGTCAATACCCTGAATTTTAATTTTATGTCCTTTCCATGTTATTTGCTTTCTATTAATTTTAGAAATCTGTTCTTTTTCTTCTGCACCATAAGACGGTTTATAAGAAAATGTTGAAGGTGGAGCATTTCCAAATGAATAACATGCAATACCTTCTTTTGCATTTGAACCTGCATGAATAGCACAATCTATTGATGATTCTTTAACTGCTCTTAATATACCTGATGTAATATTTTTCTTAATATTAGATATTTCAAATAATGCTTCATCTGTTGTAATGGTGGTAGAACCATATTCAACAATTGCTTTTTCACTTTCCAATTTACTTTTATCTTTTAGTTTTAACTCTACTGAAACTAATGGATTTTTTTCTGCTGCCGTTTCACCCTTTGGATTACCTTCTAATTGTATTTGTGTAAATGTCATTAAATACATAAACACTTCTACTGTTTTATATTCTTCTTCTAAAGCCTGATGACTACAAATACGTCTAGCACGTCCAATAACTTGTTCACTCCTTACAGGATGCCAATATGGTTCTACAATATGTACATATCTGGTATTTCTTAATGTAATACCTTCAGAACCACTACTAGTAATCATAATTACCTTAATCATCTCACCCATATTGTTATTTGCTGCCATTTTTCTTAGTGAGGTTGCCAATGAACTAGGTATAGAATCCCACGTACCATTAAAAATATTACGTATTATTTCTTTTTCATCTGCATCTTCTGTACCAGTATATAAAGCGTATGTTGGTTTACCCATATCTTCTTCTGTCATATTTAAGTCCCATAAACCCGCCGAATTTTTTTTTATTTTAAATCTAGTAAATCCATTTGCCTCTAAAATCATTGAAAAAATACCTATACCTTCAAGAGTTCTAAATTGAGAATATATTAAATGTAATCCTAGATGTTCAGGACTAACTATATTTTCTAATAATTCTAAAAATTTTGGGCTGCATTTTTCTAATCCTTCTCTGGTTAAAAATCTATCAGAATGTTTTTCTAGTAATTCTAGAGATTTATTTATTCTTTCTTGATAATTATTATTTGTATTTTTCTTAATATTTTCTTTAATTACATCTACTTCTTCTAAATCATGTCTACCATCAATATTATCTAGTCTATCTTGTACGCGTTCACCATCTAATATATCTTCGTCAACGCCTTTAATAATAAGTGTTGGTTTTTCTTTTTCCGCGTCTTCTTTTTTTGATGCCTCTTTTTTTGATTCCTCTTCTTTTTGTTCAATTTGGTCTTTAATTTTTTTATTTTCTTTTGGCATAGGACGTGTTAATAAAACTTCTTTTCCATCATCATCTTCCACTATTTCATTAGGAAAAACAAAGTTGCAAAATGCTCTTGAAAAAATCCTATATGTTGATGTAGTTTCACCATAAATACCAGAATCTCCTGCCTTTTTTCTTTTTCTCGCATTTCTTGTTTCTTCTTTTCTCTCCGCATTTCTAGCATCTTCATATGCTCCTAACTGAAAATTACTCATCGGTATTTTTACTATATGCAAATCTGTATTTTCATCATATCTGGGTAGTAATGACTCCTGTGCACTTCTAAAATATGATGTTAATCCTAAGATTCGTCTTTTTAACAAATTAATTTCTTTTAATTCACCAAATTTACCTTTTGTCGTATCAATAAATAATTGATTAAAATCATCTAATTTATCTGGTAATGCCTTAAATTTCTCTATTTTTATATTATCATGTAACATTTCTATATCATGTTCACCCAGTGTTCGAGACAAATTACGAAGGAAATATCTTTCACTTTTTTCTCCTTTATTGTTTTTTGAAACACCCTTATACTTATCCTTACTTGTTCTATTAATATATCCAAATGGATTTCTTGTAACTACTAAAGTATTATTAGATGGTTTATATTCTATATAATCCACTAATCTATCTTTTTTTAATATACTCATTACCTTTTTCTGATTTATTTTTTTACTTGTTTTACTAGTATTTAATGGTATATAGTATGTTTTAATATATCCTCTTAACATATTAAAAAGTATTCCAATTTCATTAGGATAATTAATGATAGGTGTACCTGTTAAAAATATAATTCTAGCGTTTTCAGCATCAAGTATAAGTTCATATAGCCTCGTTGAAAGTGTTTCTTTTTTCTTTTGTATTTTATTTACAATTCTACTTACAAAATTATGTGCTTCATCTATAATAATAACTTTATTATCAAATGGATTGGATGTACCACTCATTTCTTCACTATCCTTAATTAATTTATCTAAATGATCATTTCTAATACCATTATAATTTATAAATCTGTATTTTTTTTGTATCATTTTATTAATTTGATTATCAATATCTTTTTGCTGTTGAGGTTCTAAGGTATCAAAGTTTGGTGGTTTTTGGTCTACCATCCATGCACCACCTTTACGTCTAATTTCTTCAACAGGTAAATTAAGTATTTCACTTAATGCCTTTTCTATATGTAAATTCCCGCTTGTTTCAATAAATTCCCAATATTGATTTATTTTATAAATTGGATCCCCACATATTTTCATTTCACTTACATAATTCATTCTTAAAGATGCAGGTGTCATAATTATAACTTGTTTTGAATCTTTTAATCCTTCTGCTATACCAACTGATGCACATGTTTTACCTGCTCCTAAACCGTGAAAAAGTAAAAGTCCACGATATGGACTATAAATATTTATGTAATCTCGAACAATCTTTTGATGTGTCATTAAACTAAAACTATTTTTCTTTGCCTGTGCTATTTTATCACAACTAATATCACCACTTTCCCCTTTTAATTGGTCAGAATATGGTTTAAAAAGTGAATTTAAAAAATTAATAAAAATTTCACGATTATTCATGTAATATGCAGGCGCTTTAATAAAAATATTAGGTTCTTTTGGTGCCAATCTTTCACCTAATGGTTTATCATCAACTTGAATCATAGAAGCAGGTATTTCTAATTCAACAGATTCTATTTGTTTTTTTGTACGAGTTTTTTTAGTTTTTTTAGTTTTTTTGGTTTTTTTGGTTTTTACAATAGATGCTTCACCTGGTAAAGTCATTCTACTTTTTATTTTTGTTATTTTACTAGGTTTTTTTGATACTTTTGTTTCTATCGGACGAGAAATATCTTCAATATCTCTTTCTACTTCAACTTGTGTTGACAATACAGCATTAGAGTCTGCTACACTATCTTCTTCACCTTCTTCTGCAATTACAGATAAATCTGGAGGTAAATCAACTCTTTCTAATTCAGGTATTGATTGTGGTCTAGACATCAAATCTCTATCTACAGATTTTGTTTGTGTTTCGTTAACTAAAGATTTGTATGTTTTATTTTTATTTAATTTAAGTCTTTCTCTAAAACTAGACATATCACGAGCATCCTCAGTTTTATCTACAAGAGTAGTTTCAACTACCACTTCTCCTTTTTTTGGTATTCTAACTCCTATTTTCTTTTTTTTAACAGGTTCTTTTTTTTTCTTTAACATTGACATTAAAGTTTCTGACATCTATAAATTTTAATGCTAAAAAAACTTTATATTTTAATTATTTAATCATATTAAAATATAAAACTGAATTTAAAATTTAATTTAATTTATCTATAGCCATTTTGCAAGCAGATTGCTCGGCCTTTTTCTTAATTTTGTGTTTATCATGTGCTAAAAATATTACCATTTTTTTTTCTTCATCATCGATTAATAAATTTTTAATATTGTCTAAAGGTTTATTATTATTTATAAAATATTCTATTTTTAATATATTTTCATCATTAGGTTCAAATTCATGTGACTTAACGTTAATACCTAAATAAACTCCCATGTGATATCCTTCATCTTCGTCCCACGTGGAAATTTCTCTATAAATCGGTGTTACTTGAAATGCCTTTTGCAACATAACTTGAAGAATATTTTTATAATTATCATCATTTTCTATCAACTCCATCCAATTAACATGATTTTCAAAAATATTTTCTACAAATATTTGTGCAATTTGAAATCCTGGTCCTGTTACAAAAACGTTATTAAACCAATTATCATCATCTTTTATTGAAATCTTATTAAAATCTAAAAATAATGCTCCTAAAAAACTTTCAAATAAACAACCTAATTTTTTTAAATTTGTTCTAGTTTTCTTTTCTTCTGCGTTTGCTGAAATAACATACCACTTGTTAAGTCCCATCTCATAAGTCATTCTTCCTATAGATTCATTTTTTACAAGTGCTATCTTTTTTTCAGTCATAAATCCTTCATTTTCTTTAGGAAATCGTCTGTAAAGATAATACTTTGTTATACATTCTAAAACACCATCTCCTAAAAATTCTAAACGTTCATTTGATTTTGTACGCAACTTCATACAGTTCTGTGGCTGTTCTGCAATTATAATACCATTTTCTTCATTTTCTATTTTAGGTCGTTTGCAATAAGATTTATGTACAAACGCGCGTTTATATAAATTTATATTGTGGACTTTATCTGGTACGCCATATTTCTTTAAAATATCGCATACCTCGCTTTCTGTAATTTCTTTATTTCTTTCATTATAAGGATTAAAAATAAGTTCCTCATCTTCTTGATGTACGTCACCATCTTGCATTATAGATTTTTCTGCCATATAAATATTATCGTCACAATGTTTTTATATCAGTTAATGAAATAATAATATATCTGAATTAGAATTTTATTCAGGTAAAAGTTTCAAAAAAGCCGGTTTATTGGATATCAAAAAATACATAGTTCCAAGAATAGTATTTATATATAGAATATTACGATGCTTTTTAGGAACAAAACATTTTTTTCCTTTACCTAAAAAGGTTTCATTAAAAAAATAAAACTCTAATTCAGATAAAATACATTTATTATTATTTAATTTCCATGATAATATTACTGCTAAATATAAGAAAACTACTTCTGGTATAATTATCCATATAAATGGTATAATAAACATTCCAGTCATATGAGCAGTAAACCATATATTTTTTATTGTTTGTTTTATGTTTTTTGATGACTTCATATATTATTTTCTTATTTTTTTTTAATATAATTAAATTAAATAACTTATTTAAGTATTTCATATATTAATCATAATATATGAAGTTAAAAATAGACAATCGTGAAAAAAAGTTAATCAAACTTATTACCGCTTTTAAAGAACAATTTAATTTAAAAAAGATAGATATCACTATTGAGGTTTTAGATATTGGTGATTTCATTATTTGTGATGACAATGATAATGAAATACTTATCATAGAAAGGAAATCATTAAATGATTTGGCTAGTTCTATTAAAGATGGTCGTTATGTAGAACAATCATTACGCCTTTCAAATTTATCTCTCCATAATCATAATATTATTTATCTTATAGAAGGTAATTTATCAACATGGACAAATAAATATAAGGTACAAGCAAATACTCTTCATAGTGCAATTTTTAGTTTAAACTACTATAAGGGGTTTTCTGTACACAAAACAAATGACCTAACTGAAACGGCAGAATATATTTTGAGAGTTTGTGATAAACTTAACAGAAGTACAGAGAAAGTTCCATATTATAGAGATGGAGAGAAAAAGAGAGAATCAGAAACAAATTATGTTAGTGTTATTAAAAAAGTAAAAAAAGATAATATTACACCTGAAAATATTAGTGAAATAATTTTAAGTCAAATACCCGGAATAAGTGTGAAAACTTCTCGAGCAATAATTGATAAATTTGGTTCACTTTTTCAATTACTAGATGCTTTAAATAAAGACCCCAAATGCATGGATAATATTTGTTTTATAACAGAAAAAGGCACAAAACGTAAGATTTCTAAAACGGCCATAAGAAATATTTCACAATATTTGCTTTATCAAAAATCAAATATTATTAATATAGACACAAATGAATCATAATTATTTATCCAAATAGGATTCAATTAATATTAATTTTTTTTTAAATTTATATATATATAAATGAAATCAAAACAACTAGTTTATACTTTAGGATATATTACACTTTTTTGTGTTGCATTATACTTTGTATTTGGTCTTTTAAAACTCAGTGGACAAGGATTGTCTAGTATGGGATTTGATGGAAATATTGTAGAGGGTATGGATAATAAACGAC